GCCCAAGTCCTTAATCATGTCGGGCAGTTCCACCAGTTCAGGCTCCAGCTTGTACCCGTTCTCAGGGTCGTTCCACTGCGCCACCATCGCATTGTGCCTCGCACGCCGCGCCGTGCTTGAATAGCTGAAACGCCCATCTTTCACATTTGACGGCGCGAAGATATAGCTTGGGTCGCGGGGGGCGTCCTGTGCCGCGAACACTGCGCCGCTTGCCCAATACGTCATCGCGTGAAAGTTGCTTGCAATGGCCTGAACCACCCGCGCCGCTTCCTCTTGGCTGCTGATGTAGCAATTCAGGGTGAACCTTGGCTCTGTGCCGCCTTTGCCGTCTGGAACCATCTCATCGCAGTATTTCCCGATTTCGTACAGGCCCCATTTGTCCACGTATATCGGTTTCACCCAATCCCCAAGGCCATAGCGGTTTTCAATCAGAATGTCATAGAAGCACCAAGCGGGGTTGTTGCTGTAAGCCAGCTTGAACGTGCCATCCCACGTGCCGCTGTATTCCCTCGTTTCGGGGTTGTAGTTCTTTGGCACGCGGATAATCATGCCCTTGACGTGGAACGACATTTGGGGTATCGAGCCGAACTGCGTCGCGTCCGCTTTGATGGCGCACAAGGCGACGCCGGGGTAAGTCATCTTCTTGTTCTTGATAATGCTCACGCCGTCAATCCAAAGGCCGCAGACCCATTTCTGGTTGTTGCTGTCGGGGGTCAGCTTGCACACCCTAACCTGCCAAGGCCCGCCGTTCTGCCCCGCAAGGGACAACGGCAGCCGCAGCCCCCACTCGTATTTCTGCGAAGCCTTGCCCAATTTGATGTATGGCTGGTCGGAAGCCTTTACCCAGTCGCCGCCCTGCTCCTTGATTTCCACTGTGTAGATGACGGCGCTGCCATTCACGTCGCCGTCGTCGTTTGCCTCATACAGGCCATTGACGGCGAACCTTATGCTTATCTCGTCCGCGTCCGTGTCGGATATTGTGAAAATCCTCGCGCCGAAATGCCCATCCGCGTTTGCGTCCGGGTCTAGCGGCAGTTGGGCCATTATGCGCTCATACAGATTGCCAATTGCGCCGCCAAGCGCGTTGCCGAATATTTTGCCCGAATTGGCCCTGGGCGTTCCGCCGTGCTTGACCTCCACCGAGCCGCCAAGCGCTGCGGCAGTCACGTCGCCGCTGGCCGCAAAGAAGCCCTCTATGGGCTGCTGCTGGGGCAGCCCGCTCCTAAACTCGAAGCCGATGCCCTTGAAGTTTTCATTGTCGTCCTTGGGGTCGTTGTCGTCAAGGTTCTTAATCGGGGTGCCGTTCAGCTTGATGCACTTCTTGGCGGCCATCTTCCTTTGCTCGTCTGTGTCGCCCTCCTTGGCAAGCGCCCAGCCGTAGATAGGCCCCTCGCAAAGGCCATTGAGGACGTATATCTGCGCCGTGCTTTTCAGCGAATCGCTTGCCACATTCGGGACGTGGCCACCGCCTCCCTTGCCGCTCATCTCTCCCCCGTGTCAACGTCCCTTGATGCCATGTCCCATCTGTAATCGCCTTCATAGTCGGGGTCGCGGCCGTCGCTTGGCCCCATGTTGTTATGGCCCGCGCCGTAGCCGCCCCCATGCCCCGTGCCAGACCCGCCGCCGCCCTCGTCATAGTCCATCATCGTGGCAAGCACGGCGGAGCCGATTTCAAGTTCCCCGTAGCATATTTGGATTGCATGGCCTTGGACGGTCGTGTTGGCTGGGCCGCTGAATAGCTTGCTCTGCAAACTGTCGCTTGAATTGGGATTGAGCCTTGGGGCAGGGGATATGATGTTGACAACGCCGCCGAGCATCAGTGACATACCCATGCCCAACGCCATTGAGCCAAAGAAGCTGCTCCCCGCAGCGGCGAACCCAGCCTTAAATGCCGAGCCGCTGGCAAATGCGGCGAAGCCAGTGCCTCCAGCGGTCGCAACCGTCGCCGCCACAATCGCCGCGCCAAGCAGAATCATCTTAAAATTGTCGCCGTTCCCGCCGCCCGCGCCCTCAATCACTGGAACGAAGTGAATCGGCTGGCCGCTGGTTTCAAGGTATATCCCCTCCATTGGGATATTCGTTTCGCCCACCAGCACGGCGTATCTCGCGCCTGGGGCGCAAAACATGTCGCGGAACCCCTTGAACTGGCTGCACATGGCCCGCACCGCCTCCGCTGGCGTGGACACGGCCATATTGTGAACCCGCCCAAAGGCGTCGCCAAGAGGCCCATGCAGTTCAATTGGAACTAGCGGCTCATTTAGTGGCATAGGTCTTTGTACCTCAGAATATGCGTTGTCGCTTTCTTGTAGAAGTCGCCCCATACCGCCCTCGCGCTCAGCTGCCCCTCCAAGTGGTGCAGTATGCGGTCATCGCCGATATATATCGCGCCGTGGTTTGGAACCTTGGAAGCTATCTGCATCAAAAGGACATCATGGGGCTGCGGCTCGTCGCCCTGAACCAAGTCGAAGCCAGCGTTTGCATAATTCTCCAAATACAGGTTCTCCCCGCGCCCCTCCCATCCCTTGCTGCGCTGGTAGTCGGGCAGCCCAACGCCGATTTTGCTGTAATAGTCCTTAATCAGGGAATAGCAGTCCGCCTCGTTGTAAGTGAACCTGCGGCCCAACAATGGCCGCTGCATCTTGCCGTTCCTTGGCTCGAACTGCGCCCAATCCATCGACGGCACGGACATTATCACCCAAGGCAAGCCCCATGCTTCCAATGAGGCATAGTCCCAGCCGCTCAATATGGGAGGCTCGTTGACATGGCTGTGGAATACGCCGACAATTCTGCCCCTCGTTTCCGCCTCTAGCCATTTGTGGGGGGAAATCATGAATGCGTTTGTGTAATGCGACATGCCGCACGGCATGAACTCAATCTTGCCGCCCTTGCAGCCGACCTCGATGAACAGGCCAGCCGCCTCCATTGGATAGCACTCGTCCGCGTGGTTCCTAGCGTGTTCCATTGGGAAGTTCATAGTCACCTCGACACCAAGCCGACACCTGGGAAGCCGCCAAAGGGGAGCGGGTTGCCAGCGCCGAACCGCGCCTCGCAAGCCCTGATGTTTCTGGCGCACGGGCCTGGGTCAGTGGCCCCGCACAATGGCCCGCCGAACTCGTGGGAGCAGTAATTGGCGTTGTAAGCCCGCTTGGGCAATAGCTGGCCCTCTAGGTCAAGGGCGGATGACAGTTCAAACTTGATATACTCTGGCGTTTCCTCCGCCTTGCGCTCAAAGATGAATATCTCTTTTGGGAACTCCAGCGACGGGTCTGCAAGCCCGCTTGGGTTAATGAAGTTGCTGCCGTCTATGTAATCGCTAAGTGTGGAGCGCATCGTCATAATGCAGCCGTTAAGGTCTTTAAGCTGGCGCACCAGCCGCCCCAATTGGCCCTCAATGTTGGAAACAGTCAATGTGGGCCTTGGGAGCCGCCCCTGCCCGTCAATCTCCAGCCCGTCAATTTCAATGGGGAATGGCTGGTACTCCTGCGTCTTTGGGTATTTCGTGCCGTCCGCCCTCGTTTCCAGCCGCGTCCAAACCACTGGCCGCCCATGCTCGTTGAGGCCGGGGTGGAAATAGAGTATCTCCGCCACCACTGGCCGCCCATGCTCGTTGAGGCCGGGGTGGAAATAGAGTATCTCCGCCTTTTCGTCCACGTTGCGCAGGTCTATTTCGTAGAAACGAAGTATCGCGCTCATAGGCCAAGCCTCTGCACCTTGGACATAATTGCATCGCGCTTAATGCCGCCCTGCCGCAAGCCTTTCAACGTGGGGTCTTGGACGACCCGATAGGCCACGCCCTCTGCCCACCTGAAAATCACTGACGACATCTCGCCGCCGACCGCGCCCCAATATCGCCAATGCGTCTGCCCATGCCCATTTAGCAGCATCGAAGCCCTTGCGCTGGTCTGGTAGTGTCCGCTAGAAATGCAAGCAAAACAGTTGAAAACACGCGCCCCGTCTGCATGGCCGATGTATCTGGCCATCGTTTCAGCCGCCGCGCCTATCCTCTTTTGGGCGTTTGCATGGCCCTCAAAATGCGCCTTTGTCCCCGCAGAACCAGCCAATTGCAGTGAGGCCCAAGCAGCGCCTCTGTAGGTTGCGCTTGTTTCCGCACGCCACGAATAGACAAGGCCATTGGCGGTTCCGGTGTAACCATAATTCAGGCTGCCCCTGCCGCCGTACTTGACACCTGCCCATGCGCTTGCAATGGCATTGCAATGGCCGCTTACTTGCCCCGTGAGGGCGGTTGAGGCAATGGCAGTGGCTTTGTAGTGGACAGCGCCTGACGCGGCCCCTTGCATGATTCTGTGGCCGTTTGCAACGCCTGTGGCATGGCATACCGACTGCCCCGCGCCCGCAAGGGCTATTGAGGTAAATGCTATCCCTGCGGCCCTGCAAATGGCCGATGCCCTGCAATGCAAGACGCGCCCCTTGCCGCCAGCGGCGTTAATGGCCTTGGCATTTATTGGGCCGCTATTCAGCATCGCCGTTCCCCTGCCTCTTGCTCTCCCAAGCCTCTGCAAGAACGCCAACGCCCATCATGCCAAACGCCGCCGTGACGATGGTTATCGCCAGCTCCTTGACGGGCTCGCTTATGGGGATAAAGAAGCCGACGCCGCACATCGCAACGCCGAAGATGAACGCCGTAAAGAACACCAGCCGCTTGACGCTTTTCACGCCTGGGGCCTCTTCCAGAAAGCCCGTCTTTTGTCCAGCGGCCTGTCCAGCCCTTTCCTTTGCCCTCCTTAGTTCCTCGGAGAACAGCGGGGCAAAAATGTCCCGCAGGTTGTCCAAGTCAACGCCGCTCATTGGGGAACCTTCTTGGCGCGGTTGCACCAGCCTTTAAGGAACTCAATCTGGCTTGGGTCGCGCTCGACGATGCGGCAGTAGTTGCCAGCCAGCGCGAAGCCAATTTCAATCAAAAGGTCGTCGGCGCGGTATGAGTTGGCAGCCGCTATCGTCTTTGGCCCCAATTTGCCGTCCAGTGACAATTCCGCGCCGCGCAGGAACAGGACGCACTGTAATAGCCTGGTGGCAGCGGATATGCCCATGTTTACGCCAATGTCAAATATCTTTGTTGCAAGCCGCTGGTCTTTGATGTCATCGTGCAGCCAGTAATTCAAGCGGTAGATAGCCACCGCGTCTTGCTTCTGCATGTTCTTTAGCTGCTCGGCTGTCCTGATGTTTGGCTTGCCGAACTTGTCCGCGTGCCTCTGGGCAGTGGCTAGGGTTATGCCGAAGTTGGTCGGGCCTCCCTTGTCGTTGGGGTTGTTGGCCCACCCGCCCTCGCGCTCCAGTACGTATTCCACCGCTGGTTCAAACTTAGCCATTACTCGGCCTCCGATTCAGGCCACACCAGCGGGGGCAGCTCGGCCATCAGTTCATTCGCCGTGGGCATGGGCCGCTGTTCGTTCCGCACGTCAGCCATGATTGCGTAGAAGCTGCGCCAAGTGGCATCCCTCGCGTCCACGCAGTATTCGCCTTCCAGCCTGAACTGCGGGTCTTGGCTCAGTGCGTAGGAGCATGCGGACAGTATGCCGTCATAGCCCCGCGTCCATGCGAATGAGTCCAGCCTTTGCCGCACGGCGCGGTCTAGCTGCATCTGGAGTTCTTCAAATGTCGGGGGGGGCGGTGGGCTCCACGAGCCGTCTAGGTTCCGCACCCAGCCCACTTCCACCTCGTCGGGGACGCCGTACGTGTTCGGCTGGGGCGGGTTCAGGGGGTCAAAGAGGGGGACGGCTTCAAGAGGCAGCACCACCACCGCCACCTCGCGCCCGTTGTTTGTCATTGTGCTTGCGTATTTCATGGATGCTCCGTTACGTGAAATGGACGAATACACCGCTATTATTATTTTCTTTGCCAAATTGCACGTCCTTCTGGCTGCCGTCCAAGGATGTGAAACGAAAGAACATGCAGTACGCGCTGCCCACTATCTGCCGATATTTCGTGACGGAGGCGACGTAGTTGCCCGCAACCTCATCGGCGCCCTGCGGCCCCTGCGGCCCCTGCTTCCCAGCGATGCCCGCCGCCCCTGCTGGGCCAATGGCTCCCTTGGCTGCATACGGCAGCCCCCCGGTCCCGCCGCTCATGCGTCGTAATCCATGATGAGCGTGTCGTTGAACCATGACTTCACGGCCCCGACATAGAAGCCACTGCCGTCGTTCCTCCCGAAATAGAACAAATATCCGTACCACTCTCCATTAGGGGCTTCTTCGAAAACCCTTTGTGCGCCTGTTATGTAAATGCTGTTCGTAGTCCGGGCGCCGCTCGGCCCCTTCGGCCCGGCCGAGTTGCTGTTCGCGCCTGCGGCGCCCTGCGGGCCAGTCCTGCCACGCGTCTTGCCTTCGGGGAATGCGCGGGTCGGGCTGCTCATGATATATGCCCCGCGTCGCCAAACGCGTCGATTCGATACAGACTAAACGTCTGCCCGAGCATCGTGATCCCGTAGGTGTAAGAATCTACATTGGAATATTGGTCGTAGTTGGCGTTTCGGAATTTGTCGACCCCGCCCGCCAGCATCCCGGACGGGTACGCCGCCCCTTGGGCCCCCATTGGCCCGTCCGCGCCGGGGTTGCCCACGGCGCCCTGACAGCCGGGCAGCAAGTCCAGCTTGCCCCTTGGGAAGCCGAAGGTGCCTTGGCTCACAGATTCCCCCCGCTGACAACCACCGCATCAAACCCAGCGGCAAGGGCCACGGCTGGCGCGAAGCGCAGGGAGTGGCCGTTTTGCAGAACCAGTGGCGGGTCAAGAATCCAGTCACTCGACCAGCCGACCGCCGTGTTGCTCTTTGTGACGGCTGTGACTGCTATCTCGTGGACGCACTTGGTGTTGGCGCTTGTGT